TGGGCCGGATAACCCTCCGGTTCAGGGGGGGAGTCGAACCCCTCTTAACTGCTGTGTCCTAGCAGCTGTGGTAACCCACCACATCCCATCATCGACAATTACAGATCTTTCGTTAATTACATCTGTAGCGCCTAGGGATAAGACCCGCAACATTTAATGTCCATTGCGGTGGACAATTTCATATCGTTGAAATCACGCACACCCTCAACCCGAGTGTGTAGGCTTTTCTGAAATTTTAGGTCTCAGAAACGCAGACCCCTGTGTATCGACACAGGACCGCTTACTTTCCGTCCAAGTAAGTAGGCTCTTTTTTTTTTTTTTTTTTTTTTTTTTTATGGAAACACAACTGCATAAAGAAATACAGTAAATATAGCACTCTTAAAAACACTATACGCTCCCACGATACATGAAAAAGTGGTAATACATATAACACAAACTAACTTTAAACCACCTCACACCTCTCCACAAAAGAACGGTTTTTAGCCCTTAGCTGGTTCCGTCCAGAACCGGGTCCTAGTTGCTTCTAGGACTAAGCCGCATCACATACGCGGTGCGGGTTTACGCCTTACGTACTTTACACGCGAATTAGTCGTGACCATAGCCTTCGGAGGAGAATCAGGTCTAAGGACAGCAGCCGTCTCAGCCATGACCAAATCATGTTGCTGAGTGACTTCCGCTATCCTCGTCTTCAACTGCTCTTCCTTCAGCTGCAGAGCTTCCAACTCCTTTTGGAGTATCACTAACAAGGTGCCGCGCCAACTACCAGATTCTGCCATGTTCTTGTGTTTTAAACCACAATACCCATCACAGACAACCTTCAAAGTTTCCCCATCCAGTTCAAACTGGGCTGGCATGCCACACGGTACACCAAACTGAGAAATCTTGCAAGCGTAAGCTGATTTCTCTACCTGACGAGACTGATACACAGATAACCTATACTTATTTTCACACCTTAAACTAGTACGACCCTCTAAACAGCGCTCACAACTATGAATAGTACTCACAGTCATCTTGAAAAGCAAAGACGAGAATGCAATGAAAAACACCAATCTAAGCCGCCATTAGCCTCTTAGACTTCATCATACTAGCATTCCTCAACTTAACTCTACTAACACTATTCTGAGCCGACATCCTGGCTCTTCCGCTCACAGACCCGGACGTTCTAATGAAAGAAGAAAAACCGCCTACTCCTTTCGGAACAGCCGCTTCAGTCTCCCATCGCTTGATTCTCAAACCGGGATCAAACAATGACTCTCCCTGCTCACCCTCAATCTCGGTAGATGCAGGAAGTTCATCAACCTCTCTACCGATACCCACACCTTCAAGATATGGCCTATCAACAGCAGGTGGTTCCGATCCAGAGTGCGCAGTTAACACCGATACCAAATCTCTCCGTAAATCTTCTACACTGGTGTCAACAACTTGTTCTCCCATATTAGCGACAAATTCATTCAATACTCTTAATCTGGCAGTGAAGTCCTCCATCTCAAAAAACGGTAAACCACCGTCGCCTCCGTCCCCTCCATGCGTGACCGAAGGTAACGCCCGCAGAGCACGAAGTCGCAGCCAGTTTTTGACCATTTGTGATAACTTTACAATTCCTTTCACCGTGGCAAATCCGAAAGACGCTAAAGAACCGACCATAATGACACAGTACATCCATTCCAACGGACCCCATTTGTCATCAGGATCAGTCCCCAGCATCTCCGCGTGTTTCCTTTGGGCTTCTATAACACACGGATAATAAGTACCTTTGTAAGCAATAACGAAATCGGTAAACGCCGGCTTACCTACCATAGCAAACATGTGCTGAAGGGCGCAAATCTGGTTGTATTGGGGATTAATAGTCTGCTCAGACAAATCACAGTCCAATACCTCTTGCATAGACGCGTTTCTCAAATCCAGAAACCCAGGAGTAGCGTCAGTATCCTCAAACCTAACCTGAATAGCCAATCGCCTAGCAAACTCGTCCAACTTGTCCTGTAAAGCGGGGTTTTTCACGCCATAGCGCTCGGAGATAGTCTGGGCCGTTCGCACACATTGCAAATCCCCACCACCCGACGCTAGCTGATCAACCGCATCCACGAACAGGTGCTGATCGGCTACAATCAATGCTTCTTCAGGTGTGACGCCTTCATAAGACTGCCACAAATCAGTCTGATCCTCATAAGAGTTTAAATATTGTCGCATAGCACTCCTAGTGTGGCGTTTACGCGTAACCTGCAAATCACCGTAACGCCGCATGGCCAGACCTACCAACCAAAGTCTGAATCTCCACAAACGTCTAGCACACCTCTCACATGGCCCACCGAACCTTCTGTGGTCTCTCCTATTATACAAGAAGTTCACAAAAGCTCGAGACAACATCATAGCTAAAGTCATCAATATCGCACAAAGTATAAGAAACAAATACAAAATTCTGTAATCCGAATCTTCAGTATGAGAAACTTCATGCCGTAATTGCTCACCGTCTCCAGTGTCAATCTCATACTCCTCAATGGCTGCATGTGGATTGTACACAGAGGTGTTAGACGCTAACAAAGCATCCTCCAACTCCTCATACAAAATGTCAGGCCCATCTTGCAGTACAGTACCGTTTGTATCGCGCCTTGGCAGCAACCCCAAATCTTTAGCGGTTAATCGCCGCAGAACAGCATTTTCCACTACAGACTCGCGGCTCGCCGACAAGACGCCACCCCATCATTTGCCACTCCATTTCAAATTGTAACGAGCTTCAAACTGATCCTGCGTAAAGCAGTGATTTTTTAAAAACAAATCACTGTCTATATGAGTTTGAAACTCCACAAGGGCGTTAGCAATAGCTAAAGCGGTATCGTTCCCGCTCGTGTCTTCAGTTTCCTGCGCCTGCGTGCCGGTACCACTAGCACGACCAGCGTTCCTCGCTTTCAACCCTTCTCCCTTCACAGCCATTAGTACCGTCTTCAGGCGATTCATGGCCTGTTGAGTACCTTCATCGCTAAGATCACAGAAAATGATATCCCCATCAGCTTCCGCGAAGGCAAAACGCTTCTTCCTAGAGAAAAAGTCCCTAGTTCCCAACGTACTTAGCGCGGCCAATACCGTGCCAACATGCGCCACCAGGGAGGTACGCGTCTTTGTCCAGTCTTGCACCGTCGCCAATAGAGTATTATATCTTATAAACGCATGGCGAACTGCTATACGGTTGATTTCAGCATTCCACGTATCATAACCGGCTTCGACCGCCATCTGAATGGAGACCGTAACAGATTTTTGTGGTTGAACTTCCGAAATCGTACCGCGCTGCTTAGACTCAATCTGTCCCTTCAATTTCTCCAGTTTCTTCTCGCACTTCTATTAATCAACAACTGCCATAAAAGGATTTATCGCCGAAGCGGCCCTTCTAATGGTAGTCGAGATCAATGTAGGTGAGGTTTTA